ACCATCTATTATATCTACTCCATAAGTTACCGTCTTTGCTTCCTCTGTTAATTACAATGTAATCTTTCTTACTAGGAAAACCAAGAGCTTCACTGAATGGGTAATAATCAAATTCTTGTGCATCAAATGCTACAGTGACATCATCTGTAAACAAGCCACTGACTTGTAGATCTTCTTGCTTTATCAATTGTATCTTATCGCCAACACCTTCAACATACCATTCTCCGTCAGCATATTTTGTTGGAGTTACGTTGCCTAAAAATTTTAATTTCATACCGTTTGATAAATCAAAACCTGAACTTGTTTTGTAAGTTTTTTTACCAACTATTTCTGCATCTACATTTATTTCTGTATTTTCAAATATTTCATTTACAGAAATAGTTCCACTTAAATTAGGGTCATCTTTAGAAATGTAATATAAAGTATCTGGAGCGTCATCAGGAATAGTAAATTCTATTGTGCCTTCATCTACCCAATCATCAGTCAAAATATTTCCGTTTACATCATATTTTGTAATTCCTGCGGTATATAAAAGTGATGTATTTGTTGTTTCATCTGTTGGTAACCGTCCTGGAGTAAAACTAACTTTTGTTACAAATGCAATAGGATAATTTGGAGTGTTAACAGAAAATTTATATGTTTGTCCTTTATATAAAGTAAGTGTAGGATTATTAGTTAGCCCATCTGGACTAAACAAGTATGCTGGTGACCCTGCATTGGCTTTAATTTCTAATGAATATGTGCTTTGTACTTCTTTGGCCTGTCCAAAAACACTAGCTGTGCTAGGACCTGTAGGCAACCAATAATACTCTCTATAGTTTACAAATTTATCCCAGTCTATGTGCGGATTCCAAGCATAATATTCTTGGCTGTTTAATTTGCTGTGATCTTTAGTGTTACTAGAAAGTATTTTTAACTTGTTTACGTAATCATTGTAATCAGCATAGAAATTTACATTTCCTAAATTGTCTTTAATAACAGTGCTAGGTTCTAATTGGTAATTTTCTCTATCTTCGTTTACATCTCCTACATAATTGTCTGTAGACTTATACGCTAGAGCATTTTTTCTTCCGTAAAAAACATTTAATTTTTCCGCAACACCCGGTTGCGTCATTTGATCTAATGTCGACGATAAGAATTTATTATTAAATTCAGTACGGAAATATTTTGGAAGATGATTAGCAGTCTTCCTTTTATAGTTTTTATCTCCTGCAGGAAGGCCTGGTTCCTGTTGATTATTTTCAAAAGCCATTAGTAACTATATCCTCCACTACCAGAACTTCCTGAACTGCTTGAACTGCTTGAACTGCTTGAACTGCTTGAACTGCTTGAACTGCTTGTTGAACTAGTTGTACTGCTACTTGTAGATGTATAAGTTGTGGTAGTGGAAGTTACTGCGGCACTTGTAATACCTGTATTTGTTGAACTTCCGCTAGTAACAACTTGTCCAGATGCTACTAGTTGATTAGCTGTAATTGCATCTATTATTTCCAAGTCATTTACTGTTGCACCGCTTATAAAAATTTCATCTGATTCTGATTTTATTTCAAACAAACTTCCAAATGTTTGCGTTGCATCTTGAGGTACAATTAAAAAAGTTACTATATCAGGAGCCATTTCTTTCATGACATATGTTGAAAGTTCTGAAAAGTAAAACTTATCTCCAAATTCCCAGTTTTCCAATGCAAAAAATTGATTTATTAAACTAATTACGCGGGACTTGATATCGTTATCATTTAAAACAATACCAGCATTTTTAACTATTTTAAATTTTGCTTGCAATGTGTTTTCTGCCTTGTTTCCAAATAACACTCTGTATTTTACCGGATGAAAAATAAGTTCATCACTTAAAGATTTAATTTTAGCTAATTCTTCGCCATAACTTGTATACAATGCATCACTTGATGCAGGTAAAGGTTTGTTTGCTACTACACCATCTAAGTATTGTCTAAATAATGTATCATAACCCCTTGTTAAAATATATGTATCAATTATATTACTAGAGCTAGGATCAATACGAGATGTGTCATCCGCAGCATGGATATATTGAAACTTTATTTTTTCTCTTCCTAAATATGCTTTATAATCAGACGTGATTGATGTTTTACCTGTAGTTTTATTATAAACTTCAAATATTTGTTCATCAATAAAATAAAATATCTGCATATCTGCATATTGGCTTAATGCACCTAATGAACTTTTATTTTGTTTTATAATTACATTCAAAGAATCGTTGCTTATAAAATTAAAATCTACTACTCCATCTTCTGTAATAAATTTTTTCAAGAATATATATTTAGATGTAGGATTTACATCAGGAGCAACAATTTCTTCAAAAATTTGCGGGTCGTCTACTACACCATCATCGTCATTATCAAAAAATGTAACTTCTACTTTTTTACTGTTTACGTATCCTACTGAGTCACGAAATTCTTCTGTAATTTCCCAATTTTGATCTGTTGTAAAATTGTCTATGCTATCTGGTTTATTATTGTTGTTTAAAACAATAATTCTATCTTTTACAACTTTACCAGTAAGATTATTATAAATTTTATCACTGCTGTCAAAATAAAATCTTATCTCTTTGTCTGATTCGAAAACATATCTACTACCTCTATATTCTATTGTGTATGTTTCTCCGTCTGTGGTAAATTTTAAAAGCCAACTTGCATCAATACGTTGCCCAGAAATATCACCAGTTTTTCCTATGCTGAATGCAGATGTGACATCTAAGTTACTTTCAGTTACAACACGCCATTGTCCTAAATCTCTATCAAATCTTAAGCCAAATGTTTTGTTGGAAAAAATTTGATCCACTAATTGTGTTTTAACATCATCTTCTATAGTTTGTGCAACACTTGGTTTAATTTCTACCAATTGTGCTCCTGTTGGAATTACGTCATTTAGCAACACAGGTCCAGACCCATCTTCATTGTCTAAAGTTCCGTTGCCTGACACATTAACTGTTTTTACCCATTTATAAGTTATTGCTCCAATGTAATTTGCCTCTCCTGTTACTAAGTTACCTTCTTGATCAAAGTGTTTCCCTTCAGGTGCTAAAAATTTCACACTAGAACCCGGCTTAATTAATTTTAAAATACTTGTGGTAAAAGAACCTAGTGTCTGTTTAATATTATTAATATTAGTAAGATAACCTGTGCTTAAATTAGTATCTTTAGTGTTTTGATTCCATGTAATAACTAAGTCTGCTGTGTCAACTTCTGGATATTCGCTAGAGTAATAATTACGTATTTTTTTACCAGATAGAATAGGTTCAATAGTGTTAATTATTATACCTTCAATATCTGTTTGTGTTGTAAAAGTAAACTTATCCTTTGTTGTTAGTATTTCTTTATATAACACACCGTCGGTACCAAATAAATTTGTTTTACTGTATTTTCCTGTAGCATCAACAAGATCAAAATAACGACTTATACCGCTTGTAGTTCTGTTGACACTTTTGGCTTTTATTATTTCTTGGTTTACACTCAATGGTCCGATTTGATAATCTTCTGCTGTTATTAATCTATTCTGAGTATAGTATGTTGCAGGTGCACGTTCCTTTATGTTTAAACTTGTCTCAGATGTACTTGCATTATCTACTGTGTATTTTAATTCGTATATAATACTAAGTGTTTCAATTTTTCCAATACTAGAAATATAAGGAACATCAATTGAAATACCTCTCATGTCCTCAGGAGTAATAATTAAATTTCTATTTTTACTTGTTCTATAATAAGTTCTAAAAGACCCTTGTGGCAAATTTCCAAATGTTCCGTCTGCAAATATCAAACTGACTCTGTCATCTGCACGAGATAGCACACTGTATATGTTTCTTATTTTTTTATTAAGACTATTGTAAATTACATTGTTGCCTTCAACAGCATCAACTTTTGTCCAAAGTTCTGATTCAGTTCCTGTTTCGTCTAGTTGATATAACCAAACATCTGAATTATTAATGTTTGTAGCATCAATTCCTACTGTTTGATTAGTGCTAGGATTAAGCACAGAAAAGTCACCTGAATCTAATGTACCTTGTCTAAAGTGGCTGAAAAATCCTGTATTTGCACTACCAGATCCTCTGCCGTCCTCCCTGTATATTATTGAAAAACTGCTTCCTGGTTTTGGTGTAGCTTCAATTATAGCAGAATTTGTTAAGTCTGTGCTAACAACGTCAAAGATTGTACTAGAGCCATCTACAGTTGTAGAAAAACTGAATAGGGGTACACCTGTGTTGTTACTATTCAACCTATACTGCTCAGTTGGTATTCCGTCAATAGTTTCTTTTTTAATGGGCTTGCCTACAACTCCGTTGGTTGGCATAGCTCTGTTTAGAACTTTAATAAATTGTTCATACCAATTTGGGTTAGCAGGATCGTTCCAAATAATTGTTTGATTTTCTAAATTAATGTTATTTGAATCTACAAATGACTCTGATGTTGTAACACTGGCCATCTTCATAATTCCGTTAGCAGCAATGTTACGTTTAGGATTGTAGCTCAATAATCTTGCTAATCTTAAAACACTTTCTCTGCGTTCGGCAAGTTCTAGATAATTTTCTCTAGCATTTAGATCCATTCTAAACGCAAGATTTTGCCCTAAAAATGCAATAAGATCAATTAGTGCAAGATATTCAGAACTTTCAATATAATCGTTAAAATCTTCAGGATAATTTTGCCTGAGATAATTGATCATAGTTCTGCGTAGATTTTCAAAATCGTAAGATTTGAAATCAGCGTTTCTATATGTTTGATAGATACGCTTCCAATCTTCTGCTACTAGTAACCTGTTTTGTCTATCTGTAGATGACATAAAAATTTCCTTTTTAATATTTATCGAACAATGAAAAGTGCGTAGTTAATTAGGAGGATAAAAATCCTGCATTTTCATCAAACGTAAATTTCATTGCTTCTGATATGTTGTAAGGCAAATACTCTAATTCTATCTCAATTTGTATACCACTTTCATATTGATCTACAATTATTTTCTTTACTTTTACCCTTGGATCTGAACTTACAATTCTTGTAATGTTCTGTGATATTGCATCTTTTAATGATGGTGTTAAAGGTTCAAATAAAACATCCCAAATAATGGTTCCAAATGTAGGATCTGATAGTTTTTCGCCTTGCCTAATATGGAAATGATTTATTATATCTTGTTTGATCAAAGCAATGTCGTACAATACAGGATTTGAATTATTAGGATTAACCGTGCTAATACCTCGATAATACTTGCTACCTATGTCATAGGACTCTTTAGAATTACCTTTTACAGTTATATCTTTAAACAATTTTTTTTCTAATGAGCTCATACTGTATTTAACCTATTATTTTTTGAATGTATCCTTGATTATCAATGAACCAGGAATTAAAGTCATACTAGTATT